AAGGACCATAATTTTCGGCGTGACACTAGAGACATTAGTTCTAAGTGGAGTTTCTGTTAGTCGTGTTTAGGCCCTATACACTGTGATGTTGGGTTGGGCCTAAATGATTGTGAGTTATAATCAATTAAAATGACGACCGTCACTAACGTATGGCCTGGCAAACTCCCAAAGTCTGCTAACAAACCTTTTGTAAGCATACTCACACCCACCTACAATCGTCGTAAATTCATTCCTTTCTTAATCAAATGTATCAAAGATCAAACATATCCAAAAGAACGTATGGAATGGGTCGTATTCGATGACGGAACCGATCTCATAGAAGATTTGTTGAAAGAGGAAATGACCGCCATGAACATCCAATACATTAAATCGGATAAAAAACTCACAATCGGCGCAAAACGTAATCGGCTACACGATGCCGCCCGTGGTGAAGTGCTCGTCTGTATGGACGATGACGATTACTATCCGCCTGAACGTGTCGCTCATGCCGTCATGATTCTCGCGGCTCGCAAAACTCAAATCGTCGGCTCCACACGCAATCAGGTCTTCTTTCCAGATGACGGTAGTATTTGGGAAACCGGTCCATACGGACAGAATCACGGCACCTTCGGTACCATGGCTTTTACCAAAGCGTACGCTGTTGCGAATCGTTGCGATGAATCACGTGCCTACGCAGAAGAGGTGGAGTTTACAAATAAATATTCAGTTCCGCTCGCCCAACTCGATCCGCTCAAAGTGATGTTAGTAATCGCTCATGATGGTAATACTTACAACAAAGGTAAGCTTCGCGTACCAGAAAATCAGTTTATTCGTAAAACCAGTCTCACCCTTAAGAACTACATTCGGAATAAAGATATAAGAGACTTTTATGCATCCCTCAAACTCTAGTCTCTCTTCTAATTAGGAATGGCTTCTCTGTTTGAAGATGTGCCCGGTATGTTTTCCAACTTTGCGTCCAATACTGCCGACAAAGCGGCAAAGGCAACACAAAGTGTTGCCAGCATTGGTCCCAAAAATCTTCTTCTCTACGGGCTTCTAGTATTAGCGGTCATCGTAATCTATCTGATGCTCACCGGTTTCAAACCTCCAAGTTTTGACTCTCTCGACTTCCGTTCTAAGAAAAGCAAGGCGATGGATAACGCTCATACATTTTGGAAGTCTGGTTCTACCGGAATCGGCAGCAACTTACGTATAACTGACGATCTTCTTCCTGCCGATATGAATAATAGATATACCTACCATTTTGATTTACTTTTGACGAATAGTCGTAATGTATCGAATGTCGCCGGTCCATATCGTCATATCTTCCATCGCGGCAGCAGTGAACTTTATACCGATAATATTGTATCAGCAATAACCGGACCAGCACAACAGTTTCCATCATTCGGCCTACCAAAGCGTCTCAATCCCGGTGTGTTTTTAGATCCTAACACAAACGATATTATCATCTTTGTTGATACCAAATCAAAAACCGGCGATGTTTATCGCGAATCGGCTCGTATTGCCGATGTTCCATTAGATAAACCACTCCGTCTCTCCATCACAGTCAGCAATAAAGTACTTGAAGTAAATCTTAATTGTAAGCTCGAATTGACTAAAGTTTTAGCAGGCGAACCCAAGCCGGTAGAAAACATCCTTTACGGTCTCTGCGGACAAGGTGCCGCCGAAGCAGCCGTTCAGAATCTCATAGTATGGCCATTCGCACTTCCTAGCGACACGCTTTTAGAGTTCTGTCCTATGCCTGTTCCCGCATTTACCGCGCCAAACCTACAAGGTGTCCAGTGCGGTTCAAAAACCGATAGTGCTCTTATGCCTCCAACAAGTGATGGAAAGAGCAGCGGAATGACGCCTGACCAGTGGCTGAAAAACACATTATAACGTTAAAACATACTTACAGTATAAGAAGAATGAATCAGCGATTTATATTTCTTATAGCAGTCATCTTAGTTGTTGTTATCGGAATATTATACATCGTATATTTCATGCCAAAATCGGACGAAACGACAGTACTCGGTCCATTCGTTCTCCACGGTACTCCTTCCGAAAGCGAAGGTGTGGTTGGCGGTTCATCGCTTACTGCGGTTCTAACACAGGCACAACTCTCCCAGTCTTTGAAAAGCAACTTCACTTTCAGCTACTTCTTCTATATGGACAAAATCAATATGGAGCGAATACCATTTGCCGGACCAGAAGGAGAGTTCCGATTCAAACCGCTCGTCAAACTCATCGGTTTCGGTGAAATGGTGCTAAACCCCGTACATCAAAATGCTCTCCTCCGTCTTACTCCGCTTGTACCAATAATGATGAACGGCAAATTCAACCCTCCTCCATCGGTCCAAATTGATAATGTATTAAATTCCCGATGGAATCAGATCACTATCGCAGTTGAAGGTCGCTCAATAGATATTTACTTGAACGGCAATCATGCTACATCTCTTATACTTGAAAATCTCACTTGGACCAATCCTACCGGCGTACTCCTCGAAACTTCTCCGGATTTTTGGGGACAAGCCGGTATGATACAAGCATGGCCTCGTCGTTTAACGCAGAGAGAGATAATGGAAAATTATAAACGTGTAACCGATTTACGTGGTAAGCCAAATATCCCGGATAAAGGACCAACTTTCAAAAGTATCTGGCACGAACTATATAAATTGATGTGCCACGCAGGATTTTGCCCGAATAATGGAAAAGGTATGCGTAAAGGCATTGGCGGAATTGGAGGTACTCCCCAGATGAATGGACTCGATTATGTAGATTACGAATACGCCTAAGATAAAGTTTTTAACACTCTAGTTTAGAAGAACTATGAACGCCGCTAAGCAGTTTTATGCTCAGAATTCTGGTCTCGTCCAAAATGTTATCTACATACTCGCACTCTTGCTTGTATTGAATTTGGTATACACCTATTTGACTGCCGGTTCTGATATTGAACGATATGTCATTCAAATTAATATGGCCAACGGAGTCTACGGAGTTCCAGGTAACGCCTCCTCCGCTTTAGTTCCAGCCGGCTCAAATCTTGCCACAAAAACACAATTCCTTCTCAACTACGATGACAGTATCACCGATCCAGGTTTTATTCCTAATCCTCTCATTCGTATCACCGAAGGTGCCGACTTCAGTATCAGTTGGTGGATGTACATCAGTACCTGGGACAACGCCAAGATGGGAGTTATCAAACCAATCATCACCATCTCTGATGATACTCTCAGCACCACTGGAAACAGCAACGCCGCCTACATCATGGTTGCCTTCCTTTACCCATCAACCAATATGTTAGGTATCCGTTTCCACACACGTGGTGTTGATGCCAACGAACTCACCTGGATGCAGAACTTCTTGACCAACGCTACTAGTGCCGCTACCGCCCAACAGACCCTCACTACCGCTGCCGGTATACCAGTATGCGATATAAATGACATTGATATGCAGCGTTGGTTGAACATCACCTGCGTTGTCAGTGGACGTGTTCTCGACGTCTATTACGACGGTAAGTTGAACCGCTCTTGCGTTCTTCCGGGCAACGTCGTCGGTACACCAGCAGGTTCCGGCAAACAATACATCAATTCCTCAATTGGCGGTGGTTTCAACGGTTTCCTCAACGGTGTATTCTTCTCCGCTTCCGCACTCACCCCGGACCGAATCTACGGTCTCTACCAATCCGGTCCACAGGGTACTACAAGCATTATTCGCGCCCTCTTCAGCAAACTCGGTATCAATCTCAACTACAACGGTACTGGAAACTGGGCCAACTACTTGTAAACTAAACGTTTTCGCTCAATATACATCATTGTATATTCTTTCTCCATTTATAAAACCGATTATAAATAGAGGAAAATGGAATCAGTTACCGGCTTTTTAGCAGGCGAAGGTTTAGCACCACAGCTTCTCATTGTTTTTTTAACAATGTTAGCACTCCAAGTCGTAATGCTTATGTTTGAACAAGTCAACGCTTTCTTGTCTAAATTGGACAGACAGGCAGTTGTTCTTTTTGATAATACAACAACCACATCTGTAAGTATTCCCCAGGGTCCTAACACAGGATTACCAATCTTATACAACAGTCGTGATGAACAGGTCGGCTCCGCCTTCTCGTACTCAATGTTCGTATTCATCCATCCCGATACATTCGATAAAACACCTAACGCCGCCACCGCTGATCAGTGCGGCAATATGCTTCCACCACCCGGTCAAGCACAAGGTTTCTCACAAACCAAACTCAAACATATCTTCCACAAGGGTAGCGACAGCGGTTTCCCCAACTTAGCACCAGCCGTCTTTGTAGAAAGCGACAAAAACACCCTCCGCATCTACATGAATACTATTGATGCCTGGGATAACTACGTCAGCGTACCAAATGTACCAGTCGCCAAATGGTTCCATCTTGTTATCGTTCTCAAAGGTGTAAATCTCGACGTCTACGTCAATGGTAACATCGCAGTTCGTATGAAACTCGCTACTGTACCACGACTCAACTTCGGACCACTCTACGTAATGAAAAACATGTACTTCCCTGACAAGAGTGGTTACGACAAGGCTCTCTTTGCCGATTATACAGTAGTTGGACCAATGAAGGGTATGGTAAGCCGTCTCAAGTACTTCTCATACGCACTCAACTACGCTCACATCGATTCCCTCTACCGCGAACGCGCCAACATGAACAGTATCGTTTCCCAGGCTTCTGAAACCAATGGTACTCAACCACCATACTTCTGGGACGACTGGTGGGTCAATAAATACTAAACTATCTGTACATGTTGAGTCCTGTTACGATGGTTCAACCACGCATAATATATGCGCATTGCTAACGCAATAAAGTCTAAACACAGAATCGGTCCGTAATTAATCAACAATGCCTCATTGTTATTTAATACAGAATAGGCGAACGCAAAAGAAGTTCCAACCAAAACTACCACTTTCTCAGGAACATTCCAAATATTCGCATTTTTGTTTTTATAATTCGCATAAAGCTCAGGAATGTAGCATACTATGTATAATATAGATGCTACATTCATTAGGTATTCGTAATCCATGACTCCTAACAAAAGAGTTGGAGTGTGATAAGGATTTCAATTTTGAGATTAACGAGCGAACTTGAGACCGCCCAAACCAGAACTCACTTCAAAGAAGTTCAGCGTTTCAACGAAAGTGTATAAGTTGTATGTATAGTTCGCTAAGTATGGAATAGGCCATACGTCTACATCCATTTCAAAACGGTCAATACGACTCATATTAAGAGTGCCCGTTGGCTGTTCGACCGATGATCCGTTCAACGAAAAGCTGTAGGCACTGATTGGCCACATTTCGTATTGCGACGCTTCTCCTATAACATCAACGGCCGCTGCGTTACCTTTCATATAGCGGTATGGAACGTATTTTGTGAAATATTCGTTGTCTTCGCTATTGAACAACGGATTGCCGTTAACTGTAAAGAAGGTATTCAACAGAATGTCTCTTTGTATGCCCGCCAAGTTAATACCAGAACGACCGATTGGGGCGTTGATCGCACCTGGATACGGTGTCGGACTGTAATATGGCAAAACCGCTAACGAGCTTGCGTTTGTACAAGTAAAGTTAGGATAGGCCCAGTACGGTGCCGGAGTGACGAACGGTCGTTTAGCACCCAACGTATACATCCAGTTCGTCAAGTTCGTATTCTGGTTGCGGTAAGTGAGCGAATCACTTCGTCGCGCAAAGAAGACCAGCCTTGACGCCACATTATGAACATCCAACCTATACGTATTCCTTGACGTTATACCGTAGAACGTAAACCATTGAACCTGTCTCACGTTATATCGTAGGGTTCGGTTTGTGAACATAAGACGAACATCATCCTGTAAGAACGTATACGTCGCCTCTAGCGTTGCATTCAGCGGCCAACCATCCAAAAGCGGAATCGCACCAGAAATATCGGTCAAAAAGAACTTCATAGACCCGCTCAAATCGGTGCTTCCTCCGTACAAATTGGTCATATTGAGCGGAATATTGCCGTAGAGTTTTTGATTCCAAATCTGTGTATATAGGTCGGTAGAGGTTCCATCTGGTAAGTAGTTTGGTGCTAGTGTCTGGACTCCTGGGCGTACTCGTGCTCCTGACAAATCAAGAATAGTGTATAAGTCGCGAATAGGGCGCATCTGAATTGTGATTTCGCAATCGTGATATTGAAGGCCGACCAATGGGAGCGAATTGGCAGTGAAATCGCTAAACCATAGACCCAGTGGGACACGAATAATACGGCCAGGAATGGATGGGGAATTGTTCTGATTCGGAAATGGATTGTAGGTGGTACCACGCCATGCGATAACGTTCGGATAACCTTGACCTACTGGGACGCTTGGATCGGCGTAAACGCCCGCTGCGGGGTCAAAACATTCCGGTACGTCTCCAATCATCACACGCCATTTATTGTAAGTATCACTATCGTAATCTAACATTGCGCGAGCCGAAATCCAATCGCTATTAAACTGTTGAATCTGTTGGCCGCCGACCGTAAATGTTACCGTTTCAATCATACGAACACCGATTTGTCGGACCCAGGCGAATTCGTAAACTCGGTCAATCGTGGTCTCCTGGTTGCCGTTCGCATCCAAAATAGGATTTCCGTTGGTATCCACTGCCGGTCTCAAGTACGCTTTACTAAAAATATCGGGTAATTCAAATCGTAATACTAAATCACTCAACAAATCACCCTGCCGAGGAATTTTTGCTTTCAACAGGATCGGTGCATCGGTGAGCAGTAAATTTGGTCCATCTACTGTGACTTGAATCGGTTCCTGGGAGAAATGTGTATATCTCTCAAACGACTTATAGAAATTCGTCGTCTGCGGATTTCCGTTTAAAATAATATTTTCGTTTCCGTAACAGACCAATGATAGTAAGCCGCCCGGCATATCTAATCGGGTAAGGATAATTCCTAATCACTAAAAGACGCACACTAGTTTAGAGGCTATATGTCTGCCAATATTAATCCTAATTCTCTTTTCACCGGCACAGACGTAATTCCCACTTACTCTTCTTTTAGCATACTCGGTGTAGTGATTGTGGTTATTATTTTAGGTGTCGGGGCGGTGGTCGCTTATCATTACTACCAACTTCATGAAAGCCCATGGTGGGACCAACGGGCTAAAGCGAACTCATTCATATGGGACTGGTTGGACCGCTTTCGTGATTCACCCTCTCTTGGTGCGCTCGGTAACTTGAACGATGTGCCAAGTCCGGTCCAGTTGTCCGCTCCGCCTCCACCACCATCACCCACCCCTATGGCTAGTCCATCACCTCCACCGGTCGCCTGGTGTTTCATCGGCGAAGACTTAACGGGCCGTTATTGTGTAAAAGTTCCATCCGCCGCCTCATGTGATCGCACACGTGTCTTCAACTCCCAACAAGACTGTGAACTTCAGATGGGCAACGCTATGCCGGCCGGTGTTGTTTCACCACATGATGGACGTGTTAAGAGTCCACTTAGTTCCGCTCTTTTGGCACCATAATGTGCGTCGGTGCTTATAAATAACATTAGGCGGAAACAATAGGGAATGAGCTGGCTACTCGGCAATTCAGATAGTTCTTTAATAAAGCAATTAACTAACACTATTAATTATCAACTCCATAAAGCGACATATAGCCCCGAAGCAGAGGAGTTCGCAAAACAAAAAGAAGCAGAGGCTGATGCTGAAAAAAAACAACGTGAAGTTGCGGCTGCTCCTGCTGATACACCTAAGGCTGATTTGAGCGGTGCATCGCCACCTGAAGCCGAACAAAAGGAGGCTGAACCTGAAGATATGAATAAATTCAGTGTCAATCGTCTTTTCAAACGAGCACTTGATATCACTCTTCAAATAGTTAAAGTATTCGTATTGATTGCGCTTATATTGTTCGGTGCTTCATTGGCAACCAATCTTAATATCTATCGTACATTGCCATATCGTATATTCTACGCATTTTACGGTGCCCTATTCTTCTTTGTAGTAATACCATACGTGTTGTTGTGGCGTTGGGCTTACAAAGGAAAGCGACCCAAATTCTACGGACTTTTGCCAATCCTTGACTTTCAGATCAGCAATCCAATACTCGCTGCTCTCTTCAGTTGGATGAGTTTTCAACCAGATGAAGAAATGTATGCGCTAGACGGTTGTAATTAATACTTACCGTTGAAATAGTGTTTATAAGCGTAATAACCGGCCACACCTAACCCAATCCCTGCTACCAAATATAGCAACGATTGTGTATTCGGAACAACTGATGGTCGCTGGGCATTAATTGCATCTGTGAAAGAAAACTTAGGGAGAACCGCTAATTCCGCAATTGAATATACAAATTCTCGCCACGTGATTGTCGGTTTTCCAAGTTGACTGTTAATCGTATTATGTAAGTCAAAAAGCCATCGGACGAGTTTTTGCTTATTTGCCACAGCATCTTTGACAGGAAAATTCTTTAAATTGTCTTTATAATGTTCCTTACATATCGGACAAGGAATCATAAATTGAAGGGAATCAAAGAATGCAACGGCAGCAATTTGTTCATCTTCTGATGGAAAGGCTGGATACCCGATGGTAACAAGATGCATTGTTCGCCAGAAAATAGGTCCCCATACCGCTGGACCCATTCCGATAGGTGGAAATTCATCCTGTGGTGCAGGTGGGACACCTTTCATATTTTCAGGTAGTTCTAACTTTGTTTGATGCTCGCTGGACATACTCTACTATTTTAACGGATTCAGTTGAAGACCAAATGACGCATGACGTGCGGCGGTGGGTTTGAATAATTAAAAAAAGTTGAAGCACCAATCTAATGGAGTGCTTAAATTGTGGTAAATACGGCCATACATTCCGGGATTGTACAGCACCGGTAATGTCATTTGGCATATGCTCAATAAAAATCGTAGACGGAATTCCTCACTATCTCCTTGTACGGCGAAGAGATTCGCTTTGTTATATGGAGTTTTTACGAGGCAAATACAAATTAGACAAAATAGACTATATTAAATTGCTGATTAACGGAATGACTGTTGAGGAACGAGGACGATTGTTATTAAAACCGTTTGAAAAACTATGGTCAGATCTATGGAACGGTCAAAATACCCGACAGTTTCGTACTGAATTTGAAAATGCTCGTCGGAATTTTGAAAATCTCAAAAACACTGGCGATTGTAACGGTAAGACACTCGCCTCATATATTGAAACCGCTACCGAACATTTTACAGAGGCAGAATGGGGATTTCCTAAAGGTCGCCGTGCCTCAAAAGAACAGGAACAAGAATGTGCATTACGAGAATTCAAAGAGGAGACCGGTATTCTCTCTAAGTTCATAACATTGTTAGAAGAACCACCACTCATTGAAGAATATGTTGGAACAAACAATATTCCTTACAAACAGACGTATTTCATAGGGTGCTGTAAACCTAACATAATCGCCACTATTCAGCCAAATAATCATATAATGAAGCGCGAGATAGGAGATATTGGATGGTTCAAGTTTGACGATGCATTGGCACGCATTCGTCAGTCAAATACTGAGAAAAGAGCCTTGTTGACCGAATTAAATCGCCGTATTTGCGAAGGTGATTTGCGCGATAAATTGATTAATGTATTAGAATGGGAAGTTTCATGATTGCGGTAAAAATTGTACGTTACTATTAGAATGGTTAATAGCATCAACTTTAACACTGCTCTAAAACAACTTAATGACGATATACCTGTTATTAAGTCTAAGTTTAATAGTTTGAATTCTAATGACCCGGATAAGAACTCGTGGAAAGCGGCACTTAACTTTTTAGAAGAGCATCGCACAATTGTTGAAAAGAAGGGTAATAGCAAGGGTTCTGTTAATTACATTGGTCGCGTCAATACATTTGTCAAATCGCGTAAAAATCTCAATCGTGGAAACAACAAAGCAAACAACACTAAGAAGAATAATAGCAATAACAAGGCCAATAACAAGGCAAATAACGTTGCTAATAACAAGACCAATAACATTGTTAATAACAAGGCCAATAACAATAAGGCCAATAACAATAAGGCCAATAACAATAAGGCCAATAACAATAAGGCCAATAACAATAAGGCCAATAACAATAAGGCCAATAACAATACTAAGAAGAATAACAAGGCTAATAACACTAAAATGAATAACAAGGCCAACAACAACACTAAGAAGAATCATGCTAATAACCAGATTAACGAAGTGAAAATTAATGAAGTTAAGGTCAATGAACCTGTGGCCAACTTACCAAAAGGTAAGGATGATAAGAAGATTTTAAAAATTAACGAGCATGAAGCGTCATCATTTAATGTTGTCCCTAAAACCTCACATTTTATGTAAGAGAAGAGACAGAAAGCGTTCGTGGTGGTAAATGATTTAAATCACACTAAAAACAGAGAGGATGGCAACTGACCAACCTATTAATCAAAAATCTTCCCAAAATGGGATAACTTTTGACTGGCAGAAAGAATTCAAAGCGGAAAGTGATAAGAATCTACAGAATTACATTTATCGTTCCGAAGATAGACCTGAATTTAAACCACTTGTCAACTTAGCTAAAAGTATTATTAATGAACGTAAAGAAGAATCTCGTAAGCATGATCAAAACTATGGTATATATCCCGATGTATCTGATCCTAATTTTGCAGCACGATTAGCTCGTAAAACCGAATTTTATAGACTACGTTCCGAACAACTAACTGACGATAATGACCCCTGTAAGCAATCATTAACAGAATTTACTCCAACTTCTATTCAACGACTTGTTAGTCGTTTTCTAAATCCTATGACTCCTTACAATGGCATGTTACTATATCACGGTGTAGGTGTCGGTAAAACATGTTCGGCAATAACGGTCGCCGAAACGTTTCTAGAAGCCGCGCCCGAAAAAATGGTCTACATTATTGCGCCTCAGGCAATAGCCGACGGATTTCGCCGTACCATTTTTGACATAAATCGTATTGAACCTAACTCTGCC